CCTAAGACGAACATTGAAGTGGAGTGGGATGAGCCTGAGTACATCATGGAAGGTGTCGGCTGGGCTATCCGTAAGAAAAGTGAACGCTACTATGGCGAGAGAAGTAGGGTCATCATGGGTAATCTATGGTACCCCATTGACTCGTCTGAAATCAAAGAAGACTACAATGACATCTACCAAACTACTCTTGGTAGTCGTATTGATATCACCCTTCCGATTGGGTCCATCGATCTTCCTCTTTCAAGGGAGGATATTCAGTACACACCACGTACCCTGAAAGTCATACGTGCCAAGGTGGATGAGATCGTGAAAGAGATCAGAACCACAGCACAAGATGTTGTCAACCAGTGTCCAAGTATCTGGCCTGCGATGAGGTTCCACAATGAAAACGACATCATCCGTCATCTGAAGTTGACACTCAGGTACAATGGTGTTGAGTTGGAAAGTCATGTTGAGCAGCTACTGCCTAATGACATTGGAGACTTCTATTCTGTAGACCCATACAGGTTCATCAGGTACAAGACACTGTCTCTTACAGACCATCGTGTCATGCGGCGTATCCAAGATAAGGTCAAGGTCCCTTACCAAAGTAATGTCCATTGGTTTGTGGTAAGTGAGAAGGCCAAACGTAAACCATCCCGTCTGTTGTCATACATGAAGGACAAGTATGGTACTGGTAGGGAGTCCATGCCTTATGCTTACTTAGTCTTCTACCCTGAAGGTGGTAAGGCACAGGCTGTGACATGGATCAACGGCATCCATAGTAGTGCCAGTATAACTGACTTTGATGCTGAAGTACCTGACATGGCACCTGTTGCAAGAGTCTCAGTACCCAAAGCACAGCGTAAGAAGTTGGCCAAGGTCAAAGTTATGAAGCGTAACTATCGTTGGCAAGGGATTAGTCGGGATTGGTGGAAGGATTATCCTGGTGATCTTGAACTGGATAATAACACAGGGATTTATGTAGACCTCAAAGCAAATGATCCTGTGATGGATGAGTGGGGTTGGAATAATGAACGTGTCTGGAGTACAGTGAATAGGATGAAGGCATGTGGTCTGATCCCACAAGACACAGTTATCTATGGTTGTCCTGCCAATGTGAAGAACAGGTTAAAGGACCACCCGAACTATATGTCAGTGAAGGAAGCTGATCAAATGTGTAGGGATATCATCTCAAAGAGAGCAACTCCATCTCTCAAAGCCAAGCTGGCCACTGCACAGACAGTAGAATCTTTCCTAACACAGGAAGACATACCTCTTGACATCGATGTGAAACAAGGTTATTATAAACAATGTAGTGATTACATTGATCTTCTAAACAGGAATAAGGAGATTACATCCTTCATTAAATATGAACTAGTTGATCATCGTAAAGATCAGTTAGTTAGTAAGATCAAAGATATCATTAGAGATAACTTTGAAAGGGACTATCCTCTGCTGCAAGGCAACTACAGAAATACCAACTGTGAACATACAGCAGAGTACATCAAGATGAAATCGTATATCATAGAACAAGGAGTAAAACTATGATTAACAATTACCTCGTCACCTCAAGTCAAGTCACCATCATCACCGATGGTCAGACCCTTGTCGTACCCCAAGACCATGTCAGTTACCAACGGGTAATTGATTACCTCAAAGCCGGCGACTATGAAGAGGCGGTGAAGGTTGCCGACGCTGCCCAAACCATCAACGACTTTGGTCAAGGTCAGGTCTACGTTCAGGGTGGTGTCGTCTACCATAACGGCAGTCAACTGGACAACTCGTTGGCCCGTCGCATCATGTCCATGGTACGTGATGGTTTCGATGTCAATCCCATGGTCAAGTTCCTTGAGAACCTGATGATGAACCCGTCCAGTCGGGCAGTCAGTGAACTGTATCGGTTCCTTGAGTGTAACAATCTCCCCATCACTGACGATGGGTACTTCCTTGCTTACAAGAATGTGAACGAGGATTACAAGGATAAGTACAGTGGCAAGTTTGACAACAGCGTCGGCTCCACCTGTCAGATGCCTCGTAATCAGGTGATGGATGACCCCAACCAGACTTGTTCTGCTGGTCTGCACTTCTGTTCCATTGAATACCTGAATGGGATGTGGGGTCACAGTGGTCACACCATGATCATCAAGATCAACCCTGCTGATGTGGTGTCTATCCCTGTGGACTACAACAATTCCAAGGGACGGTGCTGCAAGTACACGGTGATTGGTGAACACCATGACGGTGAGAAGGACACGCTGTCTGAGTCCAGTGTCTGGCAATCTCCTTACGAGAAAGGGTATGATGCTGGGTTCGAAGGCAGCGTAGAGCAGAACCCGTACCCTCGTCAGTCTGAGGCGTACCAGGACTGGTATGATGGGTACGAAGATGGTGAAGTTGACAACACGTTTTTGAACGAGGAGGACTATGAATGAGATGCTATATCTGTGATGTAATCCTCAGTCCAACTGAGATTCAAGTAGATAAAAGGACTGGGGAGTACGAACCATGTTCAAAGTGTCGTGATGCTGCGTACGTGGATGATGACTGGGGAATGGAAGGAGAATATAAGGATGAAGGAGACGAACTCTAAGTTTGTCAAACACATCCCATGTGATGCTTGCGGGAGTAGTGATGCGAACTCTTTATGGTCTGATGATCATACGTATTGCTACTCCTGTGAGCGTTATACTCATGGGAATACAAAACGTACGATGAGTGAAAATGAACATGATGAAAGGATGAGTATGAGTAATGAATTGGTTGACATTAATGACAGTACTGTTGTTGGTCCCTTGCTTGACCGTGGTGTTACGGCTGATAGCTGCCGACACTACGGGGTCAGGGTCACACTTGAACACGGACAGGTGACTGAACACTGGTACCCATATCATGACAAAGATGGTGACCTGACCTCATACAAGAAACGTGTGGTCAAGACTAAACAGTTTCCCCAGTATGGTGATACCAAAGCTGGTCTTTTGTTTGGTCAGTCCAAGTTCACCAGTGGTGGCAAGTACATCACCCTGTGTGAAGGTGAGATCGATACCCTTTCTGCCTTCCAAATGACCGGCTCCAAGTTCCCATGTGTCGGTGTGAAGTCTAGCTCAGAGGCATACAAGAACTGTAAGAAATCCTTTGAGTATCTGGATAGCTTTGAAAACATTATCATTGCCTTTGATAATGATGAGGCTGGACAGAAAGCAGCACATCAAGTCGCCAGTCTTTTCCCTAAGAAGGTTAAGATTGTCAAACTTAAAGAGGGTAAGGATATCAACTGGTATCTCCAAGAGAGTAAGGAACAGGAGTATAACAGTGCATGGTGGAGTGCTGAACGCTTCAAGCCTGATGATATTCTGTCTGGCTTTGATACTATGTGGGAGATTGCCAAGCAGCCTCGTCGTGATGCCTTGTTCCAATACCCATGGGATGGTGTCAACAAGCTGACGTATGGCCTACGTCCATCTGAGATGGTGGTCATCACTGCCGGTTCAGGTATGGGTAAGACACAGTTCCTCAGGGAGATCACCCACCATGCTTTGAAGACTACCGAAGAAAACATTGGTACTATCTACCTTGAAGAAACAGCATGGGAAACTGCCATGGGTATTGCCAGTGTGGAGGGTAACAAACCATTCCATCTTCCTGACACACACTATACCGAGAATGAGCTACGCCAGGCATACGAGAACACATGGGGTACTGACCGTCTCCATACCCTCAATGATAAGTGGCGTGATAATGATGTCACCTATATCACTGACAAGATCAAGTACCTGGCCAAGGGTATGGACTGTCGTATGGTCATCCTTGATCACATCAGTTTCATGGTGTCAGATAACCCTGGTGATGAAAGGAAGATGTTGGATGAGATTGCACACAAGCTTAAAGCAATCGCAGTGGAGCTTGATATATGCCTACTCGCAGTATGTCACTCCAAGCGACAAGCAACCAAGCCTCATGAAGAAGGTGGCACCACTAGTCTGTCTGATCTACGAGGAACAGCAGGAATTGGTCAGTTGTCAAACATCGTCCTTGGACTGGAACGTAACGGGCAAGCAGACGATCCGACTGAACGGAACACAACTCTCATCCGTGTGTTGAAGAACAGGTTCAGTGGTAAGACAGGCCCGACCAGCCGTGTCCTCTATGATGAGTTCACCGGACGCCTCAATGAATTGATTGGAGAAGATGAATAATGCCTTACTTTTATACAGGTGAAGAGTTACAAAAGGTACTTACTTATTTAGACAGCAGAGGTATCTACTATGAAAGACGTGACACTGCCAGAATGTTAATCATATACCACCCACAGAAGAAGTGGAAAAGGTATGACTATCGTTGGAGTACAGGACGGTGGTCTCCTCTGCCAAACAAACTAAGGAAACACTATTGTTCCAGAGGTATCGAAGACTTCGTTAACCGTTTCCTTAAGCCTGAAGAGTTGGAGTTAGATGATTAGGAGAAAGGATCATCAAGTATGAGAACAGTGGTATGTGACATCGAAGCGGATGGGTTACTACCTCATGTATCTAAGATATGGTGTATAGTTGCAAAGGACTATGAAGATGGAACTGTTTATACTTTTACATCTGATCCTGACGATGATCATCCTAATGTAGAAGACTTTCATGCTTTCGCTGATGAGGTACATCATTGGATCGGCCATAACTTTCTCAGTTATGACGCCAGAGTACTTAAGAAAATACTCAACATCAGGATCAAAGGTAACAGGATCACTGACACTCTTGTTGTGTCACGGTTACAGGCTTACAGTAGACAAGGGGGACACTCCTTGCATAACTGGGGTGAGATACTTAAACATCCCAAGCTTCCATTCAAAGACTTCTCTGAGTACACACCAGAGATGCTTGAGTACTGTATCAATGATGTGGAGTTGAACTATAAGGTAGCCTGTTACCTAAAGTCCGAGGGCGGAAAGTACGGGAGCGCAAAAGCAGAGGCGATTGAACATGCTGTTCAGTACCTCCTTGACGAACAGAAGGAACGTGGCTTTGCTCTTGATGTAAAGAAGGCACATAAACTTTTCGCCCTATTCGGTAACCGTGCCGCCAGACTTGAGCTTGAGATACTGGCTGAGATGCCACCTGTACCTACGTTCATTGATGTCAGAGAACCAAAGTATAAAGCTGATGGTTCCTTGTCTGTTGTGGGGTTGAAGAAACCTTTGGGGGATGGATGGGAGAATTGTTCCGGTCCATTCAGTTATGTGGAGTGGGAAGAGTTCGACTTGAACAGCCCAAAGCAGAAGGTTAAACGTCTTAACCCCTATTGGAAACCAACAGTCAGGACCAAAGGGTATCGTAAACTTAATGACAAGCTGAGGTCTGGGGAGATTAATCAAGATGAGTTTGATCAGAGACAACAGTATATGTGGCAAGTGTGTGAGGAAAATCTACAGACACTACCTCCTCATGCCCCGTCAGGGTTGTCTAAGTTGGCTGATTACGCTATGTATGTGGCTAGGCGGAACGAAGTGGAAGGGTGGTTAGATGCACTTGGAAGTGATAACAGAGTACACGGTACCACCTTTTCTATTGGTGCTGTCACTCATCGTATGTCTCATAACAGTCCTAATATGGCTAACATTCCGGGAAGCGACTCTCCCTATGGAACGGAATGTCGCTCTTGCTTTACTGTTGCCGACACTGATAATCGTTGCCTTCTTGGTGTTGACGCTAGTGGCATTCAACTACGTGTTCTTGCCCACTACATGAACGATCCAGACTACACAAAGGAAGTAGTTGACGGTGACATACACACAAAGAACCTTGAAGCTATGGGAATTGACAAAGGAGAATGGGATGAAGAACACGGGCAATGGTCAGCACGATCTACTGCAAAGACTTTTATTTACGCTTGGTTACTCGGAGCAGGAGATGAGAAAGTGGGTCTCATCTGTGGAGGTGATAGTTCATTCGGACGTAGGGTCAAGCAGACATTTCTTGAGTCTCTCCCCGCTCTTGCTGATCTCAAAGAAGAAGCAACCAAAACAGCTAGAACTGGAAGACTGGTTGGCATCGACGGACGACACATAGAAATCAAGTCCGCACACTATGCACTCAGCTGTTACCTACAGGGGGCTGAGTCATGCATCATGAAGAAGGCCATGATCGATTGGCATCTTGAGGTTCGAAAGAGAAACCTAGATGCACAGATGGTGGCTGTCGTCCATGATGAATTTCAAATTGATGTACGAAAGGAACATGCTGATGAAGTAGGAAAGATTGTAGTTGACTCCATCATCAAAGCTGGTGAGTATTTTAATCTTAACTGTCCAATGGATGGTGAGTACCGTATCGGAAATAATTGGGCAGAGACACACTGACCCGCTTGACAAGCACATCACAGCTTGCTACAATATACATACACAGTAACTCATGAACATAGGAGATAGATAATCATGAGCAACAAACACGAAGATGTCGTCATTGAAGCTACCCTGTACTGGCCCTTCCTTGGTAAGGTCAACGATATGTCTGGTAAGTACCAGGTTGACCTTGGTCAGTTGGACAAGAATGCCATCAAGGCTATCCAAAGTCTTGGTCTGACTGTCCGTACTGATCAGCCTAAGGACGAAGATAAGCCTGATCGGGAGCAGTTCATCACGGCTAAGTCTAACTACCCGTTCAAGGTTCTGTTCAAGAACGGTGTCAGTGTTGTTCCTGTTGACAAGATTGGTAACGGCACCAAGGCCCGTATCAAAGTCAACTCGTACGATTGGCAGTTCAAGGGTAAGTCTGGTTCGTCCCTGTCTGCCAAGGTTATCCAAGTGACTGATCTTGTGGAGTACACGGGTGTTGTTGATCCTGACTTTGAAGACTCCACCCCTGCGCCGGGGCAGTCCCACCAGACGGATGAGTTGAACGACGACTTGTCTGATCTGTACTCGGACGACTAAGACTACACAGGGGCCGGGGTAGCTCAGTTGGTAGAGCAGTTGCCTTGTAAGCATCAGGTCGCCAGTTCGAATCTGGTCCCCGGCTCCATCTCTTTGAAAGGATAAAGTATGACCTCGATTGATACCCTTGTACCTGACATCATGAAGATGGTGGATGAAGGTGTTGACCAAGTAGATGAAGCTGCCATCCATCAACTTCTGTCTGACATTGAATACGGTGTCCGTCGCCAACTGACCAAGTCTGAACGACAGCGCAGTGGCACCCTCCGTATGTCCAATGTCGGTAAGCCTGACTGTCAGCTGTGGCATGAGTGTAACGACACTCCTTCAGAGGAACTCCGTCCTGAGACACGGATCAAGTTTCTGTACGGGGATATCGTCGAGGCTCTGGTTCTCTTCCTTGCCAATGCAGCAGGACATGATGTGAAGCATGAGCAAAAGGAAGTGGAACTGAATGGAGTCAAAGGGCACATC